ATAAAATACTATCCATCATGGAACGCTCAGGCAAGATGCCTAAGCTACCTAAGGATACTGTTAGCCCTACTGTTGTTACTGGTATCGAAGCCCTTGGACGAGGGCAAGACCTGAACAAGCTTGCTACTTTCTTACAATACTTACAGCCACTTGGTCCAGAAGTTATTGCTAGAGAGATGAACCTTAACGATTACATTGATCGTCTAGGAGCCAGCCTTGGTATTGATACCAATGGTCTTATTAAGTCTGCTGAGCAGAAGGCTCAAGAAGAAGCAGAGATGATGCAGAAACAACAGCAAGCAATGCAGATGCAGACTATGCAGCAGATGGCAGTACGTGGTACACCTGAGATGATTAAGTCAGGAGGTGCTGCTGCTATGATGACACAAGCACAGGCACGAGAAGATCAACAAGCACAGGAAGAGCAGGGCTAATGAGTATTTTAAAAGGAACTCTAAAAGCAGGTATAAGCCTAGCTGACGCTTTAGCACAAGCTACAGGAAGGCAACTAAATCGTATTGGTAGTAAATTAGGCATGGATAAGGATATGCTTGATGGTCTATCAGACAACCAAAAAAAGACAGCAATTCTAGATGAACATCAAAAGTATTTGCGGGAAAATAAAAAGAAAAATACAAACCGCCGTGTGGGTGCTGCTGCCGCTGCTGGTGCTGCCGCCTCACCAATCGCTCAGTTTGTTCATGACACTCTTGGTATTTCATCTGTTGGTGATGGAACCCTAAGGGCTGACGATAAGCCACTAAAGAGTAACGTGGTCAAACCTAAGACTGATCCAAAAAAAGATGGACGAGTCAATCCAAAAGATTATCCTACTTATCAAGGAAAGACTAAATCAGCGGATGCTTTCCGTAAAGCCTTTGCTAAAGCTAAGAAGGATGGTAAAAAGACCTTTAAGTTCGAGGGGCGTTCCTACAAGGTTGAAACAAAATAGAGGAATAACATGGCAGACAGTTTAAATACTTATAACGAAGAACAGACTAATGCAGAACCTGCTGACCACACCCTAGCCATGCTAGAGAAGGCTGAGCAGTTAGAGAAGAATAACAACCCAGATCGTCCTGACTGGCTACCCGCAAAGTTTAAATCCGTAGAGGATATGGCTCAAGCATATAATGCACTGGAGTCTAAGTTAGGACAACCCAATGACAGTGACGACTATGACGATGCTGAAATAGAAGATGTAGACCCTAATGAGGTACAGGAGCTTCCTGATAATGAGGAAGTCTCTGAAGTACTAGGGGCTGCTGGGTTGGACTTTGATGTATTAGCATCAGAATATAATGAGCTAGGTGAACTAACACCTGACGCTTATGAGGCTTTGGAGGAGGCTGGTTTCCCTCGTACCCTAGTGGATAGTTACATCCAAGGGCAGGAGGCACTAGCTTCATCCATGAATAATGAGATGTTTGAATTAGCTGGGGGTGAAGAGGGTTATCAAGAGATGATGTCTTGGGCATCCGAAAACCTCCAGCCTAGTGAAGTCAATACCTTTAATAGAACTATTGACTCAGGAGACCCATCCTCTGTACGCTTTGCTGTTCAGGGGCTGGTTGCTCGTTATCGTTCCGAAGTAGGTACTGAGCCTAGGCTTATCCAAGGCAACAATGCACCTGTATCGGGTGGGAAATTTGAGAGTGCTGCTGAACTGACTGCGGCTATGCGTGACCCCAGATACGACAAAGACCCTGCCTACCGACAGCAAGTAGCTGCTAAGCTATCTCGCAGTTCGGTATTTTAAACTGTCTCTATGGGGGTTGGAGGATTATGTCCTCCTTCCTTCTAGTTACATTTAGGTGTACCTAGAAGGGATCACATCCCTAACACGAAGCTAACATAACAAACGATTACCCCTGACCCCTTGCGAGGGACAATCTTGGAGAAAGGATGTAGTGTAATGCAGAGTGTACTTTAACTCAACATTATACTCACTAAGGAGTAATTACAAATGGCACAAGCTGCTTCAAATCCGGCCTATAGCGTAAGCTTCCAAGGCCAAAATAACCTTACAGGTGACGTACGTGACCTGTTTCTAAAGCTGTATGCAGGAGAAGTCCTGACAGCTTTTGAAGAAAAGAATATCATGATGCCTTTGGTGCGTACTCGCTCCATCTCAAAAGGCAAGTCTGCTTCATTCCCAATGACAGGCCGTGCAACTGCTGAATACCTGACCCCTGGCAACGAAATCACAGGTGGGGCTATTCGTGCGGGTGAGCGTATCGTCACAATTGACGACTTGCTTATCTCAAGCCAGTTCATTGCCTCTATTGATGAAGCCATCAACCACTACGATGTACGTAGCATCTACTCTAAAGAAGCTGGTATTGCACTTGCTAAAGAAGCTGACAAGAACATTCTCCGTCAGGCTCTGAAAGCTGCGCTTGCTACCAATGCTACTCGTGGTGCTGCTCTGATCCAGAACTACTCAGCATTTGCTGAAGAGGATTTCACAGCTAACGTCAACATTGGTACAGCTACTGCTGACTCTCTTGACCCAGCTAAGATTGCTAAGGCTATCTTTGATGCGAAGAAAGAGTTTGATGTCAAGTCTGTAACATCTGATGGAGCTTTCGTAGTTCTTCCACCAGCACAGTACTATGCACTGATGGATGTAACTGATGGCTCAAAGCTGACATACATGAACCGTGATTTCGGTGGCAATGGTTCAATCGCTTCTGCGACTGTACCAATGATTGCTGGTATGCCTGTGTATATGTCTAACCACCTTGTGACCGCAGACCTCATTGAGACTGCTGGTGCTAACAAGGGTCAGTCAAAGGGTCAACGCCCACTGGCTAACACTGCTGGTTCAGGCCGTACAACTGCATACGACATCACCAACGTAACTACAGATGGTGTTAACCTTGTTGACATTGCTGCTAAGACACGTGGTCTGGTCATGACACAAGATGCAGTTGCTACTGTTAAGTTGATGGACTTGGGCGTAGAGTCTGAGTATCAAATTAACCGTCAAGGCACACTGATGGTGGCAAAATACGCAATGGGGCATAACGTCCTGCGTCCTGCTGCTGCTATCGCACTGCTTGAAGTGTAATTAAGAGAAGGGGGTGGCTTAACAGCTACTCCCTTTTTTCTTTGGAGATATAAATGTCAGAGTTTGATAAAAATAAATACACTAAGAAGAAGAAGAAAATGCCTCTGCCTAAGAGCAAGCCACAAACATCTACCAATAAACAGACAGGTGCTACTCGTGGTGATGTTGATATGAAATCAGCTTATATGCAGGAAGCTATGCAGAAGGCTAAAGAAGAGCAACAACGCCGCGCACAGGCAGCAGAAATGCGCCGTAGAAAGCTTGCAGCTATGAAAACACGTTCAGACAAGGGTGGTCTTGGTACTTCTCCTGCACAGCAAAAACAAGAAAAATCATCTCTTCAAGAACGTCTTAAGAAATATAAGAAGAATAACTAATGGCTATAACGTACCGTGGAGAAACTTTTGCAGGGTACAATAAACCTAAGCGTACACCTAAACACCCTACAAAGTCCCATGCGGTACTAGCTAAAGAAGGCAAGACCATTAAGCTCATCCGCTTTGGGCAGCAGGGTGTCAAGGGTGCAGGTAAAAACCCTACATCAGCAAAAGATAAAGCGCGTAAAAAGTCTTACTATGCAAGACATAACGCACAGGGAAAGCCAACATCAAAGCTTTCTGCTAAGTATTGGTCACACAAAGTTAAGTGGTGATCTACAAGAATTTTAAACGGAGACCGTTATGGCACCAACAACCAAGCTAGAAGCAATCAATACAATGCTCTCAGCTATTGGCGAAGCCCCAGTTACACAGTTAAACTCTGGCTTGGTTGAAGCTGATATTGCCGAAACTATCCTTGAGTCTGTAAACCGTGAGGTGCAGGGACAGGGGTTTCATTTTAACAGAGAGTTGAATGTAACATTTAACCCTGACTCTAATAATAATATTGTTCTACCTGCTGATATACTACGTGCAGATACCACACAGAACACATCTAACCCAGACCTAATTCAACGTGGTCTTAAGATGTACAACAGGGTAACTAGTACGTACAATATTACACAGGCAGTAACCCTAGACTTAGTTGTATTGCTAAATTTTGAGGATATTCCAGAAGTAGCTAAACGGTATATTACCATCAGGGCTGCTAGAATATTTCTAGATCGTGTCGTAGGTTCAGCCACACTACATGGCTTTAACCAAGAAGATGAAACTCGTGCCTTACTAGAACTCCGTGATATGGAGGCAGAAGGTCAGGACTTTAGTATCTTTAATAACTACGACACCTATAGCATTATTGACAGAGTTGCATCACAGAGGATTAGAACCTAATGGCACTCGTTAGCACATCCATTCCAAACCTA